TCATTGACGCGTTTAATTCCGGCAAACCAGAAGATGAAGGTTTGCTCCGGATACGGGCTGGTCTAGCCGACTTGATCAAGTGGATTGATGGCGAAACGTCCGAATAAACTAGGAGAGTGCCGATGGCTGCCCCCCCGGCCGTGGATATTCAACCGCTGATGTACGAACACGAGGCCGCAAAACTGATCGGCGTGCCGGCGCGCGCGCTGCGCTCCGAGCGCACCGCCGGCCGCATCCAATATCGCAAAGTTGCCGGGCGGATCATGTACCGGCAGGACGATTTGAAAAACTGGCAGGAGAACATTGCATGCCCCGTCGCGCCGAAGGCCCCAAACTCCGACCCAATCCGAAGAGGGGCGGGCTATTCTACATCTTCTGGAACGAGCGAGGACGGGGCCGCGAGCGTAGCACGGGTACTCGCGACCACCGCGAAGCTGCGGCAATCTTTGCGGAGTGGCTCGGCACCAGAGCCCGCCCGCTCGACTGGTCCGGCCCCGGTCGTACTTCTGAAACGAGAATAGCCGACGTTCTGAAACTCTATGCTGACGAGCATGTCGTCAGCGATGCTGTCGCCAGCAAAGCGACGGCGCTGCACTCGATCGATACATTGGCGCTGTGGTGGGGCGAGCGGACCTGCGATTACGTGCGCAAAGAAACCTGCCGCGCCTATGTCCGAGACCGGGTGGCGGCGGGGTGGCGGGACAGCACTGCGGCCCGAGAGCTGACGGTACTGCGGGCGGCGCTGCACTACGCGCACGGCGCCGGCAAGCTGCTCGACCCGCCCGCTGTCGAATTGCCGTCGCGCCCGCCAGGCCGGGACCGCTGGCTGACACGCTCGGAGGTGGCGCGGCTGTTGTGGGAGAGTCGGCGCGACCCGCAGGCACGAGATCACCTGACGCATTTCGTCCGGCTTGGATTGGCAACCGGGGCGCGTTCGGGCGCGCTCTTCGACCTGCAATGGAGCCAGGTCGATTTCATCGGCAACCTGATCAATTTCAATCCGCCGGGCCGCAAGCAAACCAATAAAGCTCGGCCGAAAATTCCGATCCCGCGCCGGCTGCGCTGGTTCCTGTTGCGGGCGCACGCGCGCGCCACGTCGACTTATGTGTTGGCTTACAACGGAAAGCAGATCAAGAGCGTTAAAAAATCATTTCGCAATGCCCGCATCCGCGCCGGCCTGGGCGACGACGTGATCCCCTACACGTTGCGGCATACCTGCGGGACATGGATGGCGTTGGCCGGCGTCGACCTGTGGACGATCGGCGGCTGGCTCGGGCATTCGCATACCAAGACGACCGAGCTGTATGCCCACCATCATCCTGCCTATCAGGAAGAGGCGCGCAAGGTGATGGATTGAGCCAGCATCTAAAAGATTGGCAACCGATCGAGAGCGCGCCCAAGGACGGCACGATTGTGCTGATCTGGATCGAAGCCAGAAGCTGGATGCTGCCGGCCTACTGGGGACGCGATAACGAGATCAACCCGCCTGGATGGATAGGCGGCCATTGCCGCGTCATGCACATTGATCAACCGACGCACTGGATGCCAATGCCATACCCGCCGCCGCTATGAAGATCCGGCGGCCCAACGTCCGAATAACGTCCGAATAACCCCCTTATTTGTCCGAATAATGCCGTCAAATCCCGCCGCCAGCGTCAACGAAATCAATAGCTTATAGGGGGAACCCGTCCCTTCACACGGGAGTAGGCACGGGAGTTTTTGTGAATGGTTTCAGTTGGTTGCCGAGGGATGTCCGAATAACCGTCCGAATAACGTTGCGGGAGTCAGCGATGACGACACAACCAAGCGGGATGGGGACCAAACTTGACGCCGAAACTGCAAAGCTAATCCTGTTGGCGCTGCGGCTTGGAGCTGCGGCGGAAGAGGTCTGCGAATGGTTTGCCCCGGACTTTGAGGGGATTGCCGCTCTACGTGCTGCCGCAGAAGCGTTCGGTGATGTTTACGGATCTTGGTACGAGTTCGGACACTACGGTTACGATGTTGATCTTGACGAGTCTCCGGAGGAATCGGGCGCGTAGCTCAGCGGCAGAGCACCGGCCTCACATGCCGGGGGTCGCAGGTTCAATCCCTGCCGCGCCCACCACGCCGCGGAATTTAATTCCGTTTCCCGGTTGACGGGGCGGAATAATATTCCTATATCTAGCTCGTCAGGCCGACAGTGGCCGCCTTCGGGAGAAGACAGATGAAAACCATCACCAAATATCTCGACCTCGCCGCCATGCTCTTCGTTTGCATCGCGGCTTGCGGCTTTATCCTCGCCGTTTTTTATCTCTAACAAGCTCGGCGGCTGAACTCTTGACCCCCGCTGAACTGAAATCGTTGCGGCACGGCCTCGGGCTCTCGACCCAGGCACTCGCCGGCGTGCTGCGGCTCAAATCGGAGCGCACCATCCGCAAGTGGGAGGCGGGTGATACCGAGATCCCCGGCCCGGCCGAGATCGTGCTGGAGTTGATCCGCGACTCTGCCGCCGTCCGCAAACGCCTCGTCCCAGTACAGGAAACAGAATGAAGCACCTTATCCTCGGCGCGCTTGCCGCCGCCGGCATCGCCTTCACGGCGAGTGCCGAGCCCAACGCCGACATCGTCGGCGCCTGCCGCATCGCCAGCAGCAGCTACGTCGCGATGGAGAAGTGCATCGCCGACGAGCGCAAGGCGCGCAACCTGCAATCGTGCTTGGATGCGCTGTCGTCGTGGCCGAAGGACACGCCCTGCCCGACGGAGTGGCTGCAGGCCGCCGTCGCCAATATCCGGCAAGGGCTGCCGTGCCAGATGAGCGAGGTGCGGCAGTGATTTGGATTGATCGGCTAGCCTTCGTCTGCGCTAGCATAATGTGGATAATTCTAGCCCTGCTGCTCAACGGCGAGCACCGCCTGATGGACGCTTTTAGCGGCGATCTCATGATCGTCGTTGGCGTCCTCATTGGTGTCCCGTGGCTATTCCTGCGCGGGATGTACTTTGTCGTGACCGGGCGCCTTACGCCGGCTCGTTCTCCGCTACTGCAGCGGGACCCCTTGCGATTGCCCAGGCGGTTGCGGCCAAGTAAATTGCATCGCTGGAGAAGCGCCGGCCGCCGGTATGGGAGGTTTTGCACTCTCTGCCGCGGCTACATATCCCGGCGTGCGGCTAAGAACGTAATTCAGCGCACGCCGGGAAGCTGATGCCGGTAATTTCGGATCGTAGCTCATCAGCAGGTTCCGCGCATAAACCGGATCGGTCAAAGCCTGCCGGCGGATAGAGTCCGTTGCACGAGCGACGGCTTCATTGCCGGCGCCGAATACCTTGGAAGCCACCTCCCCGACACTCTTGCCGATTAGGGCCATTGTCGTACCGTGCTCGCCTGCCCCCACGATGTGAGCCAGCAGCGGCAGCAGCACGGTTCCGGCCATTCCTCCCAAACCGGACTCGGACTTGCCTCCCATCGCCATCGCCTGCGGCGTGCCGCTCTGCCCCTTGACCTTGGCGTAAGCTGTCTGGGCGATGTTATCCAGTTCGGTATTAACCCGATCAATGACCGCTACGCCATCCTTGCCGTAGGCTTGCTCAAGCAGCGGCCGATTGGCGTCGACCGCTTTGCCAAATTGGCTCGGCGAGTACATCGGATTACCGGCAGCGTCCTGTTCCATCGTCCCGGCGCCGGTGCGGAAGGTGTCGTAGATCTTTTGCCGGGCAAGTTGTTGGCTGAGCGCACCCTGCGCCTGATCTGCCGTCGAGAACATCTTTTGAAGATCGGGAAACCGCATTAAGGCTGCCTGGTAGGGCTGCATTGCCCGAGCTAGCGCAGCCTGATCGATCGAACCATCGGCCTTTACCGCATGTTGCCGCACTTGCCCCGCCAGATAATCCTGCAAGGCGCCCGTAGCTGCTTCCGGACTGCCGAAGATGCCGTTTAACCGATCGAGCGCGTCGGCAGCACCGCTCCCGCGAAGGAAGGAGCTTGCAACCGCATCGTTCGGCATGGCGTAGGAGCGGCCGAACCGATCGGTCGCCAGCACCTGGGCAAACGGCTTTGCCTCGAAAACGTCGAGCGGGCGGGAATTAGCTTCCCACTGTGACCGTGCCGCCCCGATCTCCGGGACTTCGCTTCCGAGGTGCGCCTCCAGCCGGCCTTTGACATCGAGGACGGCGCGTTGCGCTGCTGAACCTTGCTGGTAGGAATCTGCCAGATCTTTAAGCCCCTTCAGCACGCTGTTGGAAAACGGCGCCGTCTCGAGGGTGATGCCCGTCGCTGACTTGAATTGATCGCCCGCCCGACTGTAAGCCTGCCCCACCTCACCCGCCTGTTTCGCCGCCTGCTCCGTCGCGTAATCCATGACCGGGCGAAGATTGACCTGCGCCGGGCTGGCGTCGAGCGCATCGAAGGCGGAGCCGCCGGCGGCGCGGGTTGCCTGCCGCTGCTCCTGAATGCGCTGCAAATTCTCCCGAAAGATACGCCCGGCATCCTGCGCCGTGGTGCCCTGCGGTATTGCGTTCACCGCGGCATCGCGATCGGCGGTGAGTTGTTCGATGGTCTGCGCCGTGTCCGGCGTGACCGCAGCGATAGCCTGACGTTGTGCGACATTCGTCGCCCGCTGATTAGCCTGATATGTCGTGTCGCCGGTACGGGCAGCTGCTGCCTGGTCGCCGTATTCCAGATTACGCAGCCCGGTATTCTCGGTGACGTTTGCCGTCGTCGGCAGCGTCCCTGGCGTCCAATCCGGCAGCTTCTGGTCAATCAAGGCCGCCAAGTCGGTTCCCCGTTGCCCGGCCGCCGTGGTCAGTTCCTGCGCCACAGCCGGCTTTGCATACCGCTCCGGCATCAAAGGCTGGCCCAGTTTATTGCCAACGCTCCGCGTCGCTGAAAGGAGGCCGGCGCCTCCTGCTCCACCCAGCAAACCGACCAGCAGTTGCCCGGTCGGATCGTCGGGATTGCGTTCCCCGTATGCAGTCGCTGCCGTCGTGCCGGCAGTCCCGGCAGCAAGGCGAGGCAACAAGCCGGCTAAATTGCCAACCAAAGATGGCACTACCGCCCCGAGTACGTTCTGCCCTAAGCGACCTTCCGGCGTCTGCGGCACATAGGGCTGCGGTTCGGGTAATCCGACAGCACGATTGACTGCTCCGGAAGCCTTGTACAGCGCGCTGTTGATGTCTTCCGGGGAATAGGTGTGCCGAGCCAGCCACCCCGGCTCCGGGGACGTGCCGAACAACTGCGTGCCAATCCTGTCGGCCAGCGTACCGATGGCGTTCGGCGCGCCGAGCAGGTTGCCTACACCGCTCTGCAAGCCTGTAACGGCATTGGCCGCGACTGCTTCGCCCCCGGTTGGTTGATCGGCGGCCTGCGCCAGTACGGCGCGGTTTGCTCGCGCCAATAAGGCGGCATCGCTCAATTCTGGCGGGATACCGGAACCCATCGGTTAATGCCCCAACTCGCGAAAACGTTTGTCGATCGCTCGACGCTGATCCAACGTCAGATCGCCTCTAGTGACTGCCGCAGTCAGATCCTGTAAGCCCATCTTCGAGAAATCCAAACCGCTGCCCGGCATGCCCTTGAACGGCCCGATCTCCTGTTTGACCGCATCCACGGTCTTCTGCAACGGGTTAGCCTGCCGCCATGCTGACTCGAAAGCCTGCGGGTTGCGGTATCCGGATTGATAGAAGTCCTGCACGATCTGCCGCGTCTGCCGGATCGTCGCCATATCTGCGCTAAGCAACTCCAGGTTTGCTCCAGGGCTAAGATCGGGGTTTGCCGTGTTTTTCGTAATCTGCTGAAATTCGGATTGAGTAAACTTCGGCGTGGCCGACTTTAGTGTATTCAAGGTGTTAACCGAATTGGCGTGCAAGGCTGTTTGAACTTCCGCAATGTTGTTGAATGTCGTAGGAAGCCCGAGCGCCTTTAGCTTCGCAGCGAAATTAGCCTTATCGGAAAGCCAAGTTCCGGTTTCGATCATCTTGAACGCATCGGCAATCACACCGAGCCGTTGCTCTGCGATTGCGGCGGGAGCCAGGGCCGCGCTCCACTGCGTGCTGGTCTTGGTGAAATCGGGGGCCTGTTGCTTGGCTTCCTCGACCGTTTTCGGCAGGACATCGTGCTCGATTGACGGAATCACCGTGCCCTGCGGCGAGGGCCGAGGCGTGGCTAAAGCCGGGTTTGCCTGCAGAAGCGGGTTCTTCCCGCTTGGCTGCACCAGATCGCCGAAGTTGGCGATGTTAGTGCCGGCCGCTTCCTGCTGTTTGAGTTCCTGCGGGCTGAGTGCCGATGTCAACCCTGTTGGCTGATTGCCTTGAGGCGACACGTAGGTAAAGCTCTTCCGCCCTGTTGCTGGGTCGGTCGTCTCGTTAAGCGTCGGCGCCGTGTAGATCGACTGGCCGGATACCGGATCAAATAAAGTGCCGCCAGGATGCAAGTTTTCGATTTTGCTGCGGGCCAAAGCGAAATCATACGGGAAGGTCCCGCGCTTTTGTTCGCCGGCGACCGCTGCGGCATATTTCGCTATCGCAGCCTGCTTGGCTTCTTCCGCCGGCCCAGCGAACTCCACTCCGACTCGCTGCCTGGCCCGCTCCAACTCCGCCGCATAGCCTGGGCTGTCTTTTAGCGCACTGATGAGCGAGTCGAGGCCCGGCAACCCGGACATCTTTGCCAACGCGCTGGCTACGCCGGCATTCCGGAGCCAAGCGTCATAAGCCGGGTTCGCCCCGCGCGGAATGGGCGGCGCACCCGGTGGCGCAGCACCCGGCGGCGACAGCAGGCCCGGCCCGGGCGCCGCGGGCGCGGCTGCGGCGGGAGCCGGTGCCGCTAGCGGCCCGAGCTGTAAACTTGGATCGGCAGACGGGGCCGCGGCTGGCGGCATCGCCGGCATGCCGGGCACGCCTCGGGTGAGCGGGCCGCCTCGTGTGAGCAAACCGCTCGCCAGGCCGCCGGGCGCATCGCCGCCGCCGGCCTGATCGGCCGAGGTGACGGACATAATCGGGTCGGTGCTGCTGCCGCTAGTTTCACGAGTCGCGGCCCACGGCACCCCGGATTGCTGCGCCTGCTTGATCGCCGCCATTGATTGCGCGACCCGCGCCGCAACGGCGGGGTCAGTGATCTCGGGGTTGTACGGGAAGCCGCGTGAGTTGACCGGGGTGCCGGGCGCGACCCCGGCAAAGCGGCCGACGCGGTTTGGTAAAACATCAGCCGGCGCGGACGTATCGCCGGCATCGGCAGTGCCACCGAGAAGCCCCGCCCGGCCTGTGGTGAAGCTCGGCAACCCGCCGCCGGGAGATAGTGGCGTCGCGCGCTCCCCGACATTCAGCGCAGGAGCCGCGGCAGCCGGTGCGCCGTAATAGTACGGCACCCGCACCCCATCGGGAGCCGCGGCGGTCGGGGCGGCGCCCGGCTTACCGATCCCGGCAAACCCGGTAATGCCGAGCTTCTTGGCACCGTTCCACGCGCCCCACCCTTCCTTGGCGGCGCGTTCCAGGGCGTAGGTGATCGTCGCCTTCTCATTCTTCGGGTCAAGCGGGTCCAGCCCGGTGTCGCGCTGAAAGTCGTTGCCCATACCGCCGCCGGTGTAGAGCTGAAAGGCTCCACCGGACTTGCCGCCATCCCCGAAGAACTTAGCGAGCCCTTCCGAACCGGCGACCTTCAATGCGGTGGGGGTATCGATCCCGAGGCGGGTCGCCTCCGCTTGGATGTGCGGCACCATCCCGCGCGGGTCGCTCAGCGACCCAACATCGCCGCCGGCACTCAGCGGAGCCGCCGCCCCGCCGCCCGTGCTACCGGTCTCCGGCGTGGCTGCGGTGCCGCCGTCAGCACCGGGCCATTGCCCTCCCAGCTTGCCGAGGACCGGGCCGAGCTGCTTATAGTAGTCCAGCTCCTGCTGCAGCTTCTGGCCCTTCTGCCCGGTGAGGATCGCATTCAGCGCCGCCGTCCCGGCGGCCTCCTGGCTGGCACCGTAGGCGCCCGCCGCCTGGCCGATAGCGGCGCCGAAATCCGGCACCGGGCTAAAGCTCGGACCCGCCAACTGGCCGAGTTTTCCGGCCAACGCGAGCAGCCCGATATTGCCCAGGCCGCCGCGCTGCTCGGGGGTCAGCAGGCCGTTGCCGTATATGTCGCTACTGCGACCGCTGAACAGATCGAGCAGGCCCGCCATCGGGGGTATCCTTATTTCTTTTCGGCTGCCGGCTTGGTCGCGGCGGGAGCGGGGGCCGGCTCGTCGATCGGCTGCGAGGGTGCCGGGACCGGCGGCTTCAGCTTCATCTCCGCCAGCCTAGCCGGCGGAATCGCTGCCTCAAGCTCTTCGATGTAGGCGTAGAGATTGCCAAAATCGGACATGGTGCTCTCCTCCGGTTAAGGGATGGCGATAGCGTTGGAAGCCGGCGCGATGGTGGTGCCGTTGGCGTTGGTAGCTGACACGACACAGGTCATCGAATGCCCACTGTCACCGGCAACGACGGTGTAGGTATTGACGCTGGTCCCGACATTCACCGCGTTGGATTTCCACTGGTAGGCATACCCGGTGGGCACCCCGAACCAGTTGCCCAGCGTGCAGGTCAGCACCGAGCCGACCACGGCCGGCGGCACGGTGGGATAGATCGCCGGCACGTCAATGTACTGGGGGGCTATCCGCCCGGCGGCGACGCGCGCCTGCTCGCGAAGCATTCCATAATCGCTAGGCATGAACGATGTCCTCCAGTGAGTCGATACGCGCTTCCAGCAACGCGTTCTCGGCCGCCAACTCCTTGACTGCGTTTATCAGCAACCAGTTGATGTGTGTCGGCATCAGCGTTAGCCGAGCCTCGCCGTCGACATCCACCTCGCCGACCATCTCGGGCACTACCGGCGCGACTTCCTGCGCGATCAGCCCGTAGCGCGGCACGTCGCTGGCGAGATAGCGATACTGCACCGGCCGCAGGGCCAGCACGGCCTGCAAGCCTTTGTCGTAAGGCCGGATCGAGTCGGCCGCCTTGGCGCGCGCATCGCTGATGAAATGCCACGAGCCATCCTGGTTGTAGCAAGCCGTGGTATCAAATCGGGCAATGTCTGTGCCGTCGCGGATGGTTCCGCCGGTCAGGCGCAGATAGGTCGTCGGCAGTGCCGTAAACTGCGCAGTAAAGGTGTCGTACATGCGCCTGAGCGCGCCCATCATCATCCGGCAAGCATCGTTGAGTCCCGAGGGAGCCATGTTTTCCGGAAACCCATTCGGCGGGGCGCTGGTGTTATTGTCGTCGACCGGGTCCCACGTCGATACTTCAGACATGCGTGATCTCTTTCTCATAAGCGATGGCACTGACCCGATAGCCCGGCAGCACGCGCTCAAAACCCTTACGGCCGAGCCCTTCGATCAGATCCAGCCCCTGCGCGCGGGCGAAGTCTTCCAGCGCCGCCGCCATCGGCTCGGCCCAGGCGTCCCGGTCATGGCCGGCGATGAACAACACGTTGAGAGCTTTGCGGCGAGCGTATTTCAGTTTCTCGGCAATGACGCAGCCGACCACATCCCAGCCGTTGACGGCGACCCAGCACCCGAAGCGGCCGCCCTCGATCCCTGCCAAGACATCCTCGACTTGCATCCGCCCGCTCGTCCGCGCCACCGCCGGCTCCAGCATCGCTTCCAGCGTCTCGGGCCAGAGCCATACGGCATCGTCTCGCGGCAGCAATCTGACGGCCGTCACAATAAGAAAGCCGGCAGGAAGCTGGATGCGCCTTTGCCGGCTCCGGCGGCGGCCTCCGGCGCCGAGGCCGCAATCGTCGCCGCGGTAACATCCGGTATCCCAAGTGCCGCCCCACCCGCGCCATAATCACCAACGCCAGCAAAAGCACTGCCGGCCCCGCCGCCACCAAACAGGCTGTTGAGCCCGCTGCCGAGCCCCAGCTCCTTGCCGAGCCCGAGGACGCCGGTGGCGCCCGACAGCGTACTGGTGAGCGGGTTGCCGAAGATCGGGCTCGTCGTGTTGGTGCCGACGTTCGGCGCATTGCCGAGCGAGCTCATGTAATCCTGCACGCGTTTGATGGCGGAGTTGTACGGCGCCAATTCCTCGCCGCGGAAGTAGTTGCCGGTGGTGATGGCGTCCTGCGGGCCGAGGATTTGCGCGCCGGCCAGTTGCGGGTAGGCGTTTACCGCGCTCAGTTGCCCGCCGAGGCCGGAGAGCTGCGCCAACAAATTCGGGCTGGCCGCGGCGGAGACGGTGCGCAGGCCCTGGTCCACCAGATTGCCGGCGGCCTGGTTGCCGCTGATGCCGGTGCTGAGGCCCAGCCGCGCGGCTTCGCTGGCAGCAGTATTGCCGGTGATGCCGAGGCCGAGGCCGGCCCGGCGGGCGGCGTCGTATTGCTGCGCTGCCGTATCCTGCTGGCCGCGCTCGAATTGATACTCCTTGCCGTACATACCAGTCGAGATTTCGCCCAGATTGCGGGCGAAGGCGTCGCGCGCGCTACCGGCGGCCTGATCTGCGGCCCCGCTGCCGTAACGCCCGCCGGCGGAAAACCGCGCGTCGAGCGTCGGCGCCGTCGAGGTCTGGTAATTCTCCGACACCGGGCGCAAGGCCGCGTTGACCATGTCGCGCAGGTAAGGATTGCTGCCGGCGTCGGTAAACTTGCCGCCGGCAACATCACCGAGCTGCGACAACCCGAGATTGCCGCCGGTCGCCTGGTTGGCATAATCGGCAATCGTCGAGCCGTAACCTTGGCCGAGAGCCGCCGCGCGGTTGCCAAAGTCGGCTGTCGGGCCGGCATACCCAAGCGCCGAGTTGACGCCGTAGCCGACGACGTTGTCCAGCGTCTGCTGCGGCCCGCTGCCGCCGCCGGCAATGGTGCCGTAGCCGGGCAGGGTCGACAGGTAGGCGTTGTTGACCGGCGGCAGAAACCCCGAGGTGAGGTTCTGCCCGGTATTGTAGATGTCTTGGTAGCCGCCAACCGTCATCGGGTTGGGCGGCGCGTAGTTCGGGTACTGCGTCGGGTCTTGCGCGATGCGCGCCGCTTCCTCCCAGCCGCCTTTGGCAAACGGCAATAGCGCCGCCGCCGCCGGATTGGCGGTGCTGGCGGTCGCCGAGCCGGTCTGCTGCGAACCCTTACCACCCGACATGATCTAATCCTTTAGCCCGCGCGTCATGATGATGTCGCCGGTAGGTCTGGCCTTGAGAATACGCATCCAGCTTCGCCGCCCGCTCGTCGCGAGGTGCTCGCAGCCGGTTTGCTTGGCGTGCGCGGTGAGCGCGTCGATGGCGTCGTCGAGCCACTCGCTCATCTCGATGCCGCCGAGAAACATCACCTCGAGTATCCGGCGCCTGGGGTACTGCTTCACCTCGGTGACGATCGCCGCCTTCAGCGTGCCGGCCACCTCGCAGAGCCAAATCCCGACCTGGCCGCGCATCGCCATGGCCAGCAGATCGATCGGCTCATAGCATCCGGTGCGCCGGGTTGCCTTGGCGATCAGGGGCGCGATCTGGTGCCACTTGTCGCCGACCTCGTCGATCGGCGGCAGGCGCACCTCAACCCGCGGCAGGTGCAATTTCACCCGTGGCCGCGGCTCGTCCCATACGGTGAGCGTCATTATTCGGTGGCGGCCAGACGACGCTTCAGTTGGTCGATCTCGCGCTGTAGCTGCTGGATCGCGCGAATCAGCAGCGGCGTCAGCCTACCGTAGTCGATCATCCACGGGTCCATTGCCGGGTCTTCGCCGCCCTCGATCACTGCCTCCGGGTAGTGCGCGGCAACCTCTTGAGCGATCAGGCCCTGCTGCCGCGTCTCGCCCATTCTGTAATCGTGAACCGTGATCGCCATCAGCGCATCGAGGCCGCGCCCCGTCTCTTCGATCTCGTGCTTAAGCCGCAGGTCCGACGAGGTGCCATACGCCACCGTGTTGGTGCCGTTGCGGGTAATCGCGCCGACCGCGACACTTGCCGCGAAATCGGTGAACTGGAGCATGGTCGATGTCGTGTCGGCCCCGGCCGGGCCAGTGGAAAACCGGCAACAGTTCGTTCCCGCGCCCGGAAGTGCCGCGACATTAAATTTCAGAGCGGCGGTCAGGGTTCCGATAGCAACGTTACCGCCACCGGGGTTCAGCATCAAATCGCGAGTAGCCGTGCCCGCCTTGATGGCCTGTATCCAGCTATAACTGCCGTTAACGACACCGAACTGGAGTTTCTCGTCGGCTGCCGCCCCGGTGCCCGTGGTGAACTGCGCGATGCCCTCGTTGCCGCCGCCACTATAGGCCGCGCTCGCCCCCGTCACCGAGAGCTTGACTTGTGGGACCGTCGTGCCGACCCCGAGGCGGGTGTTGGTGTCGTCCCAGAACAGGTTCGCGTTGTTCTCGCCCAGCGCAGTGGCTGATGCGGCAAAGGCGACGGACCCCGCCGTCCACGAGGTTTTGTTGGTGCCGCCGTTGGCGATCGTGACCGGTGTCGCCAACCCGTTAAGCACCGTGCCGGCGAACGTCAGATTGGTGCCGAGCGATATCTCGGACGGGGCGGCGGCGCTGCCGGTGGGATTGCCCAGAAGTCGCGCCGCGGTGACGTTCTGGATCTTGGCGTAAGTGATATTGGCGTTGGTGATGTTCGTGGTTGCGACAGCGTTTGTCGCCAGCGTCGTCGCCAGCGAGCCGCTGGTCGTCACCGCGCCCGAGAGATTGCCCGAGGACGTGACGGTGGTCGCCGTGGCGGCGATCGGGATCTGACCCGCGACCATACCCGACATGTTGGCCGAGCCAGCAGGACCGGTGGCGCCTGTTGCCCCGGCGGGTCCGGTAGCCCCGGCAGGTCCAGCAGGTCCAGCAGGTCCGGTTGCTCCTCCTCCTCCTCCTCCGGCGCCGGCCGCCGCGGTGCTGTTAATGCCTCTCGCCATCTCGCGCAGCCAGGCCGCGGTGCCGGACGGCGGCTGGTCCGCCTGGACCGGGACGACAAAGGTTGCGGTCTTGTCGCTGTGAAACGCCATCAGCGGAGCGTTGCCTCCGGCAGTAAACTTAAATCCAAGCCTTCGAGGTGGCGAAATTCCTGGGCCGCCGGCATAGCCATGCGGAAGCGCAGATAGCGCCCGGTGGCGCGTTGCGGGCAGGCGCCGAGCACGTTGACCGGGACCGGCGGCTCCCAGATCACCGGGTCCATTAGCCGGTCACGGTGTCCGACCGCTACGGTGGCAACCCCGGCATCGACCAGCGGTCGCACCAGATCGGCCCAGGCGCGGCGGCCAGGGGTGGGTTGCAGCTCGGCCGTTTCCAGGGTTGGTGCCATCGCAGGCCCGCCGCCGATGTTGAGCCGGTGGTCAGGGTCGAAGAGCGATAGCTGCGCAGAGGTGTTGCCGGCCCAGAAGGGATCGTCAAACGATGGTTGGATGGTGTCGAGGTCGCCGAATGCATCGATGCCGTCCAGCGTGTAGCCGGTGCCGAACATCGCCGTCGTCAGCCACTCGATATGCTGCGCCGGGTCGTCCAGCTCGACCAGCGTGGCGCGGGACAATTCCCAATTGTAGACCAGCACGCGATTGAGAATGCCGCCGCTTCCGATCGAGGGAAATGCCCACAGGATGCTGCGGGTGCGCGGGTCGTTGGCGCCCTGCACCCGGTCGATATATGCGTTGTCGACCAGGCGGTAGAACGTGCGGTCGAATTTCTGCGCGCCGATGGGAAAACTGGTGGACCCGTCGAAAGCCGCGAAGCCGTCGCTCGACAAATAATACACGACCGGCTGAATATTCCCGGCTTGGGTGCGGGCGTAACTGTTGACGATCGAGAGCGGCGAAACGGTGCCACTGGCTCCGGCGGCGACACGGAAGGAGAATATGAGTGGGGGGCCGGCATAGTTGCCGGTGTAGATACCGCGTTCCATAAAAATGATGACATCGGCGCCGGTGGCGAAACCGCCGACCAAGCCGGTGACATTGCCTAAGTCTGTCTGAACTAGCTCTTGATAGTCAGATTGAACGGATATCGCTGTTGTGCCGCCTGGTGTCGGCCACGATGTAGGATCGTTGATGCTACTCCACCAAATCCGGTAAGGCACCGCGCCGCTGACTGGGTCGGTGGTGTTGCCGAGAAACAGAAAGTCCTTCACCACCGCGCAGTATTTGGCGACCGGGGCTCCGGCGGAGAGCAGGCTGAAATGCGTGTCGGCCGGCAGCAGCAGGGTCTGCGGCGGGTCGATGCCATTGGTGGCGATGATGCGGGTGCCGAAGCTGGTCATCGCCCAGAAGCCGCCCTCGGGGGTGTTGTAGGGGCCGCCGGTGGTGCGCGAGGCGTCGACAAAGGCCAGGCTGCCGGTGGGCAGGCGATAGAGCTTGGTATGATCGCCGGCGTAGATGCTGATGCTGTTGTCAGGCGCCTTGACGCTGTAGCTGCCCTGGCAGCGGGCATCCAAGGTGTTGGTGCTAAGCGGCACCGCGGTCGGCATCGGGCCGTAGGAACCGACCGTTAGCGGCACGCAATTCTTGATGACCGGCGAGCCCTTGCTGCCGAAATCGGCCTGATCGGGCAGCCATTCCGGCCACGGGGCGACGGGCATGGCTTATTGCCTCGACCGGGTCATTGTCGGCCCGGCACTGTACGTAACCACCATCGCCTGCTGCGGCGCGAGCATGACGCAGGAGTTTGTCGCGGCTGCCATTGTCGCGCCGCCGATGGCGACGCTGGAAACCGTGCCGCCCGTGGTGCAGACATATTCCGGCACCGGCCCGGCGGTGTAGGTAAAGGGGGACGCGGTCACGGTGATCGAGCCGGGGCCGACCGGGTTGTATCCGGGGTTGCCCTCGATCCGCCCGGTCACCGCGCCTGCAATGAGTATCGGCGTAGTGTTGCCCTGCGAGACATCGACGCCCTGGACCAGGGTGTTGGTGCTGGTGCCGACAAAGTAAATCCCGGCCGCCTGGGTCGAGCTTTGGGCATCGCAAGTGCCCCCGACGGCCCCGCCCCTGACCCTGACGTTGTTGACGCCGCTAGCGATGGCGATGCCGGTGTTGGAAGCGGCGATCTTGTTGTTGCCGCAGATATGGCTGGCCTCGAAATCGATCTCGGTGCCGCCGCTGATCGAGACGCCGTGCCCGGCGTTCATGTAGACGCGGGCGCCGAGAAAATGGAGCCCTTTGACGTTAGGCGACGCGCCTGTGTTGGCGATGAGGACGCCGTTGGAAGTTTGGCTGGAGGACGCCCAGCAGCCGTTGCACTGAAGCCCGCGCACGGCAGCGGAAGCGGCGGCGGTGTCGATGAGAAACGCGAGGTCGGCCGTAGTATCACCCAGCACGGTATCGTGCATGAACGTCCAGTTGATTTCCTGATTTGCGCCCGGATTGAGGACCGTGCCGCGGTTGGGGTAAACGATGTCGTTCTGCGAAAAATGACAACCGCCGCAATCCTCGATCAGCATGCCGACCCCAAGCCGGCCCGCCGTGTTGACACTGAAGACGTTCGTTTCGGATATGCGGCCGGTGTTGGCGCTGCCGGTCGTCAGATGCCCGACCCGGATGCCGGTGCAAGCCGAGCCGGTTGCGCCAACGATGGCAACCTGATCGATGCTCCACCAGTACCCGCTAATGTCGATGCCGCCGCAAGCACCGACGATTTGCAGCCGGCTGAACCGCAGGTTGCCGATCGGCGCCGTGGTCTGGAAAGCCCAGCCTGACGTATTAGCCCCCGGCGTGCTCATCCCGACGTAGAAGTCTTCAAAGGCGGAGCCGAAGCATCCGACCGCTATCTTGATAACGGTTTGGTTTGTTGCCAGCGGCACAAAGCCGGAGAAGTTGGTCGCGATCGATACATCGCCGCTTTGCCCCGCCTCGGTCCCGACCACCCTGACCATGTTGTTGCAGGTAATTCCGGTCGAATTGATCGCGTAGACATGCTTCCCGAGATAGAGGACAGACCCCGCCGCAGCATTCATGGCGGCCTGTACCGCAGCCGTGTCGTCGGCGTGGCCGTCGCCCACCGCGCCGAAATCCATCGGCGAGATAGTGCCCGTAACGTCGCCCCACGGGACCGGGACCGCCGGCTTGCTGGCTGTCCCATCGGGGTTGCCCAGCACCGTGTGCGGCTTGATGTTGCCGAAATTCTGCGCCTGCGCCGGCAAGGGCGGCAGCAGGAGCAGCAGCGCCAGCAGGAACCTCATCAGCGTGACCCCCACTGCGTCCAGTACAATTCGACCGACATATAGTTGCTCATCATCAGGCCATTCGGGCCACGGGACGACGGTCACGGGCAGGCTGCCTTCTTGTAGAGCTGGCCGGCACTGTCGATGCACACGGCCAACCCACCGGCCCCGGCGACAGTCGGCACTCCCGGCAAGGTCGGTGCCCCGGCATTATTTAGATCCAGCCCCGTCCCTGCCGGGGTCACAATCCTAAATGCCGAGAAACCGGCCTGTTGCCCGCGAATAATCAGATAGCCGCTGGTGTTATCGCGATAGATATTGAAGTCGTTCGGGTCGCCGGGATTGTTGAACACCACCTTGTGGGTGCCGGTGCCGGCGTCGCTTATCGGAGTGGTCTGCCCGACAAAGGCGTTGTCGGCGATGTGGTAATAATCGGAAGCGCCAGCCGCAACAAACACGCCGCTGCCATTTTGCGTCAACCCGGAGATAGCGCCGATCATGGCGCCCCGGACGGTCCACCGGCTGACCCCGGCAGCCACCGATATGGCAGCGTTACCGTTCTGCGCAAACTGCCCGCCGAGTATATTTATCTGCGCGCCGCCGGTCAGCGCGATCCCGTTGTCGCCGTTCAAGAATACATGCGGGTCGATCAGATCGAGGCCGCTGACGCCAGCGCAAACCTTGACCCCGACGCCGGTAGCGGAGGGGCCGCTGGCCCACAGGCCGGGAAACCGCGAGCGCAGGATCTGGCCGGTGCCGGTGGGACAGAGATTGACGCCGATCACCGCGTTCTGATCGAAGTAGATGGCGCCGGCCGAGGACAGCGACGTGATGGTTTGCCCGTTGCCGGGAGCGACGTTCAGACCGGTGCCCTGGTAGATAAACTGCGAACCGCCCTCGAATGACAGGTCGCCGGTGCTGTCGATAAACACCCCGGCGGCCG